AAAGACGGTTTAACAATCGACAGAATAGATAATAATTGTGGTTATTATCCAGAAAATTGTAGATGGGCTACAATTAAAGAGCAAAGCAATAATCGCAGGTCAAATGTGATGTTAAGTTATAACAACGAAATACATAGTGTTGCAGAATGGAGTGATATTGTTCATATAAATAGAGAAACAATTTATTGCAGGCTTAGAAAAGGATGGACACCAGAAGAGGCTTTATCTATTCCAACTGGAAAATATATTGGTGGGAAATATAACCATGTAACAAGATTGGAAAGGGTGGTTTAAAATGTCTGATTTCTCATCCGGTGTTATGTCCTACATAGAAGCAGAAGCAACTGTGAAAGTCTTCTTTCCGGTTGATTCAAAAGGTGTAGCAGATATCTCATGCAGCCAGTGCTACTTCTTCAGAGAAAGCTCAAAGCGTTGTGGTCTAAACTGGGAAGTCTGTGCGTATCCGAATAAGTATGTGGGCGATAGTTGCCCGTTGCATCCTGTTGAAACAGAAAGTGAATAATTTTATAAAGGAGATAAAAAACTATGCGTCCGTATTCAGATTTTAAAGCAGAGAAGACAACAAGTGGTGGGAGAGAGATTCTCCCGAAGGGTGGGTATGTCTGCGAGATCAAATCCGTCAAAGAAGAAGCTTACAAGAGTAGCTCCGGCGAATTCAAAGTGCTGATCCTAGCCATTGATGTGTGCGAAGGGGAGTACGCAGGATTCTTCAAGAAGGATTTTGACGGCAATGACCGTGATGATAAGAAGTGGCGTGGCACTTACCGCATCAACGAACCCCGTGATGACGGCAGCGAACAGGATGCATGGACGAAGCGTGTGTTCAATAACTTTGTTTACTCTGTTCAGGAATCCAACCCTGGCTATGTCTGGGATTGGGAGGAGAAAAAACTGAAGGGCAAGAAGGTCGGTGTTCTGTTTCGTGAGAGAGAGTGGGAAATGAACGGCAGAACAGGATGGTCAACAGAAGCCGCCGGATCAGCTCCTGCACAAGATATCAGGGATGGAACTTTCAAACTCCCGAAGGACAAACCATTGAAGAATCGTCCGGCTACGCAGGAAACCGCAGAAACGGTTGAAGACGAGGACGATCTGCCCTTCTGATTTCACTAGTCCAAATCAACACAAAAGTGTGGTGATAACCTTGTGACAATTCCAGAGGTCGAGGAATCTTTGAGGAGCATGGTTATCCTTGTGGATTCACGCGAACAGGAAACAGACAGAGCCAGAACCAGATACGCACAGTTCGGATGCCCATATGAGAGGGCAACAATCAAAACAGGGGATTACTCAGCGAAGTTTCTTCTCCCTGGCGGATTGTGGTACGATCTCAGCAATGATATCACTGTCGAACGAAAGATGAATCTTGATGAGCTGTGCTTATGCTTCGGAAAGGACAGAAAGCGGTTTATCAAAGAGTTCGAACGGGCAAAAGAAAATAACATTCGGCTCTGGCTCCTGCTTGAAAACAGTACATTTGAGAAAGCATATTCCGGTTCCTATCGGTCGAAGTATAAGCCACAATCTTTGATTGCATCTATGCTGGCATGGCAATCCAGATACGCTTGCAGAATCGTAATGTGCCATGAGTCCGTTACAGGAAAACTGATTCACGACATTCTGTACTATGAAGGCCGAGAAATCTTGATGGGGATGGTAGATGAATAGTGGATAAGAATTACAATCCTCACAAGGAAGCTGTGGAAACTCTCCTGGATGAAGTTGTTGATATGGACATGAACACTCTGATCCGCAGCACTCCTGATATCTATGAGTTCATTCCCGACCTTCATTCAGTAGAGATTCAGCAGGTCAAGGCAGCGTTTTTGATGAGAGCGGATGAGCTGGGTGACAAAAAACTTATCCGTTCCATCATGGCATCCTGCGAGAAGAAGATAAAGAAGCAGGAGCAGATTCAGACAGTTCGATTCAACAGGGAATCTCAGGTTGCATTCCTTGAATACGATGAGAAAGGAGAACCGAAAGAATCTATAGACAACTTCTTCCAGATTATGCAGTGTGACCCGTTCTATCGTTCCGTGAGATACAATCTTATAACCAATCAGGCAGAAGTCATAAGGCGAGATCAGCATGGAGAATACATTGCTCAATGGGGAGATACAGAAGATGCAGAAAGCAGAAGATTCATAGAAAGCGAATACAAACTGTATTCCCCTCAGAAACACACAGATGCCCTCAGAATGCTTTTTAAGGCAAGGGAATACAATCCCATACTTGAACTTGTCGAAGGGCTTAAATGGGACGGAGAGAATCGTGTGGAGCATTGCCTGACGAAATGGATGAAGGCAGAAGACAGCGAGTACACAAGAGAAGTATCACGGCTTATATTTGCAGGTGGTATCAATCGATTGTACAACCCTGGATGCAAGTTTGATGATGTTCCTGTTTTTGTCGGCACAAAGCAGGGAGAAGGTAAGAGTACATTTATCCGATGGCTTGCGATTAATGAGCAGTGGTTTACGGAGATTAAGAAGGTAGATGGTGCAGAAGCAATAGAACAGTTATTCGGTGCATGGATCTGTGAAATTCCAGAGCTGTCTGCATTTAAGAAAGCAGATGATGTTGAGTCCATCAAAGCATATATTACACGCACAAAGGATAAGTACCGCAAACCTTATGACAGAAATCCCGTAGAATATCCCAGAAGATGTGTGCTGTTGGGAACGACAAACATGGAACGGTTCCTGGTAGACCGCTCCGGCAACAGAAGGTTCTATCCGGTCACTGTTTACTCATCTGGTTACGATCTGTTTGATCATGAAGAAGAGTGCAAAGAGTACATTCTCCAATGTTGGGCAGAAGCTAGAGACAGGCTCAAAGCAGGGAATATGCCTCCATTCGCAAACTACAAACTTCTTGCGGAATATCAGAAGAGGCAGGACGATGCAATGGAAGATGATTGGAGAGTTGGAAAAATCACTGCATACCTGGAGCATTTGCCGGTTGGGTTTAAAGTCTGCGCTATCCAACTCTATAAGGATTGCTTGTACCCAGATACCGGAGCAAACCCAAAGATGCATGAGAGCAGGGAAATTGGTCAAATCATGGCGAAGATGCCAGGATGGGTGAGAACATCGAGCAAGTTCTATGCTGATAAATACGGTCAGCAACGTGGATGGGTCAAGACAGAAACGGCAGCAATCAGCGCAGAAGAGGAGTTGCCGTTTTGAGTTACACAATAGGCCAGCTCAAAGTTGCTGCGTATAACCGCCAGGAACCGCAGAACATGACTATTCAAGAAAAGGATTTATACCTAGGCCTTGCATACTGTTACGATTGGTTCCGTGCTTATCCAGATGACAGAAAAGATTGTGAGGAGTTAATGAAACAGTACATTCAGTTTTTTGAAAACCATCAATTGCGTGAGATACCGCAGAAGGGAGGGTAAAATGGCAAAGACAGAAGAATTAATTACTCAGGAAGTAGCGCAGAAGGTAGTTAAAAAGAAAGATGGCAGAGACGGCAGAAACCTACCAACGATTGACCATCTTGCAGGAACCGGAGAGAACACAAGATTCCTTGACTTCATTTTAAAAGCAAGAGAAATGCCAAAAATTAATAGAGATGATCCAGAGCAAGTCAGAGAACGCTTTAATTGGTATTTTAATTATTGCGCTGAAAACGATATGAAGCCAACTGTTTCCGGTTTGGCATCGTCTATTGGTGTAACAAGAAAAGCTCTATGGAAATGGAAGAGCGGAATTGATCGACCGAAAAATTACCCGATTATCGAAGAAGCATACAATCGACTTGAAGAACTTTGGGAAATGTATATGATGAATGGCAAAATTAATCCGCCTAATGGCATTTTTCTTGGCAAGAATCACTTCGATTATAAAGATGTCCAGGATGTCGTTGTTACGCCTAACAATCCGCTAGGAGATGCCAAAAGCGCAGAAGAGATCGCTCAACAGTACGAATATTTACCGGAGGAATAACAGAACACATCCAAAAAATAAAACCGCCCTACGGCCTTTAAAATGGCTGTAGAGCGGTCGCTTATTTATGCGCTGTGATTTTGCATGTATTCTCTCAACGCTTTTTTTATGATGGTTGCTTTCGGTTTGTCGCTTAGATAGTCCAGGATATCTTTGTCAGTAGAATGCTGCAAGCGCACCGTGATGACTGTAGTGTTGTTCTTTTGCCATTTCGCTGTGGCTCTCTTTTGCGCATCAGATACGGGCATTTTTTATTCCTCTTCAATCTCTATTTCTTCCGCTTTGATTGTGCTGCAATCTCCGCCGAAACAAGGCAGAAGAACAGTGCCATCACCGTAGATACGAGCATCAACAAAACCGTTTTCTTCGGGCATTTCCAGGCCTTTAATAATAACTGCTTTCATAATACAATTCCTTCCTTCCCGTATAGCCAGATAGAACAGCTTTATTTTACTATTTGAGTGCGCTGCCGTCAATGGTTTATTTTCTAGCCATCACCGCCTTCGCCTTGCGCTCATTCTTTTTGAGTGCTTGCGCTTGTGTTTCTAAGCGCATGATTTCCTTTTCCTGCTTTAACCACTCTTTTCCACCGTATATGGTTCCCTCCTGCCGGTCCTCTGCAATCTCAATTAATCTGTAAACCTGCTCAAGCTTGTGACGAATGTATTCCAGATCATACGCTGCAAGGTCTTTCTGCATTGCCAGGTTTTCCGCTTTTGCACGTTCTCTTTTCTCCGCCAGGATCCGCTTTTCTGTTTCTTTGCGCTGCCGTTCCTGCTCTTTCTGATAAGCTGTAAAGGTTGCAGAAGGTTGGTACATTTCGACAGAAACAGAATATTCAGAAGAACGTTCTTTTTTTGCCTTTTTAATCCCTTTAGTGATAAGGACCACGCCAATGATCAATGCAAGAATAGCCATGTTTTTATACCTCCGTTTCAGCAGAAAGCTCTGCAATTACTTTTTTCTTGAAATAATCGTAATATATGTTCTTCCACTTGAGAGATTTGCAAGAGTAAGACGGCATTGCGCAAAGTCTTTTCAGTGTTTCGCTGCGGACATTGTCAGAAAGCAGAATTGCTTTTCTTGTCTCTTCATCTTCCACGCATGATGCAATGGACACGACGTTTTTGGTGCAGAAATAAGTCATTGTTTCCCCTCCAATATAAAATAGTGTTTTCCAGGAAAGCTTTGATTCCTGTATATACGGCAGAAAGCAGTGTTTCCGCACTCTGTCGTATAGGCTGAAATCAAAGCAGAAATTGCGAAGAAAAGCCTTTTATCATGCCCGCTGCAATTGCAGAAAGTAAAGCAGAAAGACGGTTTTTACTTCTCATTTTTGATTACCTCTGCACCATAGCACAAGCTTGACGGGTAACAGTAAATCGTCTGCTTCGTTTCAATGTCTTGAATCGTAAAGCTGATTTTATTCCCGTTTGTGATCACGTTTGTGACGAAATATCCCGCCTTGTTATAGGGATAAAATCGGATAATATCGCCCGCTTTTACTTCTTGTCTGTTTAGTCTGTTCAATCTCATTGTATACACTTCCTTTTTTCGTTTTGATTGCTTTGGCAATCGTTAAAGCAGACAAGGGATTGTCTTATCTGCTTTTGCTATTGTCAAAACAGGTCTGTTTTGATATTCCATACAATGCAATCAGAGATTGTATAAAGAATCTTTATCTCTTCAAGGGTTCCGTTATTCTCATACATGCAGTTTTTCAGATAGTCTGAAAAGTTTTCATAACCACAATTGTCTTCAAGATAAAATGCTTTGATTTCTTCAAGAGTGTAAACGTGATCAGATTCACGGCAATAAAACAGTTTTTCGTTTTTCATTGTGTATCATTCCTTTATTTTTTATTGTGTGATTTATTGTTCTTCTTGTGCTTCAATAATAGCCTTTAATACTGGAAACAGCGGATCCGCTTCGGCCTTGTACTCTGTACTATGTTCAATAAAAAGTACATATTCGTTTGTGCTGCAAGACTTGCAATTTGTGCAGTGCTGATTCTTATCAATTCCACATTTGCAGATATAAACCTTTTTGCCTTGTTCTTTCAGATATTCATAAACTGAAAGAATATAATCACAATGTCCGAAATTGAATCCTTTGCCTTTAATCACGCTCTTGACAATATTGGCATTGTCGATGCTATCGAAAGCTGTTTCCGCTTTCTTGTTTTTCGTATAAGTCCAAAAGATTGTATTGTTGCATTCTTTTGCGACCTCTTGCCACATTTCTATATACTGATCATTAACGAAATCACCGCTTGCGTGAATTCTCAAGAACTGCACATTGTCGGCCTCAATTTGTGCCGTGATTGCGTTCTTAACAAACTCAATATCATTCAAGACAAGCCATGTTCTGATAGCAAGGCTTTTAATAGTACTTGAAAAGCGGTAATTGCCTTTAGTTGCATAACATCCGGCACAAAAACACGGGCAAGTTCCTTTAATGTCGTATGACTTGTTATTGATCACAACATGGAAAATCTGATTTGTTGGCAGAGTGCTAAAGTGATAAACGCCTTTACCAATTTTTGCGTTTCCGTCAATGAGCAGTTCCGGAATGAATCCAAACTCTTCATGGTAGATTTTCCCGTTTTTAAACTCAATACCTTTTGCTGCGTAAATCTCTCTCTTTGTCATTGTTCTTTACCTCAATTCATTATTATTATAAGGTATATCCCTATGTTCACATTATAAAGCATTACCCTATAGATTGCAAGCTCTTTTATACTGTATTACTCTATATTTACAATTCATTCATAATTAGATCTTGCAAATTCCAGGACCGATTAAAACAGGGAATTGTAAACCAAATTTTTCGAATATGGTCGACAATTAAAAAAGCTGTCAAGTATTTTCACTTTACACTCTCTTATACAAAACCCAGGAAATGTCTAGTAATTCATATTCTGTTAACAATTGGTGTAAATAATATCTATTATGCGAACCAAAATGTCCGTGAAACACGGAATTTGATGTAATTTGTCTGCAAGCGTAATACAAGCTGCTGATCAGTGCTGCGGTCTGCACCAGATGCCACCGGATCGGATCCCCCAGGGGAGAGTAGGGGCGGTGAAATCGGCGGCTGGGTTAGCTCCAAAAATACCCCAAAAACAAAAAAGACTACCTCTTAGAAGGTAGCGTTGAGAGTATGGGAGAGCTGTGGAGAGATGCAGTTAGATGTTTCAAACAAGACAAAAGGACAAATAGGACAAATTTTCCTTATATATTACTCTAGAAAAACAAAAAATAAAAAGTTACAATTTTTCCGACAAAAGTTTTTGGCAAAATATTTGTCTCATTTGTCCCTTAAACGTTTAAGTACCAGTAATTACTACAAGACAATTAACAAGACAATTACAAGACAAACAAGACAAATTCATAGTTTGTTCACAGAAAAACAGGCAAAAATAGAAGAAGGGAAGTAAAAAAGCTGAAAATACGATGTAAAAGATGACGCTCTTACGTACGTAAAAAGCCCGATTTACGTACGTAAAAATGGTCAAAATACGTACGTAAGAATGGGTGTTTTACGTACGTAAAAAGGGGGTTCTTATGTACGTAAAAACAGCTAATTTACGTACGTAAAAACGCTTGATTATGTACGTAATATGCGGTATAATACGTACGTAAGAATTTGGATTTGGAGATGGTTTGGATGGCATATGATGAAAAGTCAAAGGCATATACCCTGGCATATATGAAAGAAAATTTGAAGAGAGTGCCGCTTGATCTGCCATATGATTTCTATGGAGAGATCTACGCACATGCACACGAGAGAGGAGAATCGATTAACGGTTTTATTAAACGAGCTATAAGAACAACCATTGATTTTGACAATAACGGAGAAAATCCGAGGGATAGGAACAGTTCATTCCGTGATGCTTTGAAGAAATATGCGAATGATAAAAACAATGGAGCGGATCTTGAATAATGACGAGAGAAGAAACGTTAAAGCTTGAAGAGAGGTTGGTTAAACGTGGGAGGGCGGACCTTAAGGCGTTGCAGGACGGGTTCGAAGTTGCACGGGGGATTGACGATCACGCTTTCACCGCCCTGATCAGGGAGCGGGCGAAGGCACACGCAAAGGCAGGGGGCGGAAGCGATGCGGTCGATCTGTACTGGAAGACTCTGATTTATGATGGTCCGGTCAACTTCGATTGCTTTATGAGAGCTTTGGAATTTGGTAGGCCAAAAGAGGAGCAGTTCTGGCTGCCGAGGAGAGAGAAACTGATGCCGGTGTGCCAAGCCCTTCAGGACATGGAGGATGGTGAGCTGGACGAACTGTTTCTTTCAATGCCTCCGAGAGTTGGGAAGACTACTCTGATGATGATGTTTTTCCTATGGGTGATGGGTCGGAACAGCGAACGGAGCAATCTGTACTGCTCATATACGGACAGTGTGGTTGGTGTTCTGTACAATGGCATCCTGGAAGTGTTGAATGACAAGACTACCTATCTGTACGGAGATGTATTCCCAAATAAGGTCATTGCTTCAACGAATGCGAAGGATCTGCTCATTAATCTGGACCGGAAAAAGCGGTATGCGAGTTTCACAGGGCGATCACTCTATGGAACGTTGAATGGTGCTTGTGACTGCAATGGGTATCTGGTAGGGGATGACCTTATTTCCGGTATCGAAGAAGCCATGAGCAAGGATCGTCTTCAAAGCGCATGGGCGAAGGTCGATAACAACATGCTGCCGAGAGCCAAAGAGAGTGCGAGAGTGCTGTGGATCGGGACCAGATGGAGCCTTCTTGACCCGCAAGGCCGGAGAATCGACCTTCTTGAGAATGACCCGAAGTACACAGGACGGAGATGGAAGGTGCTGAACACTCCTGCGCTTAATGAGGATGGCGAAAGCAACTTCGAATATCTGTATGGTGTTGGTTTCTCAACGGACTATTATCAGCAGAGAAGGGCGAGTTTTGAACGTGGGAGCGACACTGCCAGTTGGCTGGCTCAATACATGGGGGAGCCGATTGAGAGAGACGGTGCTGTCTTTAATCCAGAAGACCTGCGCTTCTTTAACGGAGTCTTGCCGGATGAAGAACCAGACCGCACGTTCATGGTGGTTGACCCAAGCTGGGGTGGCGGTGACTTCACTGCTGCTACTATTATAAAGCAGTATGGGGATGACCTTTTCGTTCCTTCTGTTGTTTTCAGTGATGCGGAGAAGACAATCACACAGGCCATGATCGTTTCTGCCGTTGAAAAGTACGATGTTTCCGCAATTAAGATAGAAGGAACGAAGACCACTGCCAGTTATGGAGAAGATGTGGACAAAAAGCTCCGTGAGAAGGGCATTAAGGTCAATATGCAGATCAACACTAGCCACTTTACCGGAACCGGCAAGCGAGATCGGATTATCGGTCGCGCTCCCGACATCAGAGAGCGGATGATTTTCCTCCAGGAAGGGGTCAGGCCGAAGGAGTACAGCCAGTTTATGCAGAATCTGTACTCATTTACTTTCAATGGTAAAGCTGCCAAGCACGATGATGCACCGGACGTGTGCGCTATGACCATCGATTTCGTCACAATTGGGTCAAAAACCAAGGTTACAGTGATGGCTAGACCGTTTTAAACACTTCTGTCAAGTAAAAATACTTGACAAATCCCACATTTTGTGGTATATATCATCTGTAAAACTATATAGAGCCGCTGGAAAGGTGAAATAAGCTTGAAACAAGAGATTTCTCTTTCGCCTAAAGCTGTTTCTACAGTGAACGAACTGTTGAGTTCTGGGAGTAGGGTACAGCTTGATTATGATCCGAGGTCAAAGGAACTGAAGATTTACGAAGTTCCACGTTTGAAAACGAAATACCGTGCGGTCATTACCAGTGGGTGATGGTTACAGTCTGAATGGGGCTGAGTTGTTTGCAGGATGCAAGCAACTTGGCCCTTTTTTTATTTGCTGAATGCGTGGTGATAACATGAGCGATGAAACGAATATTGGAATGGTACCGAGGATATTTTCAGGCCGGAGAGAAATCACAAGCAGCGTAGAGAAGATTGATTCGTCCAACATCGTGAAGGTGCTTCAAAACGCATTTGTCAAGCACCTGATTAATCGGGACGAGATTGAGTATCTGTATAAGTATTATAAAGGTATTCAGCCAATTCTGTTCAGGTCGAAGGAAGTCAGGCCGGAAATCTGCAACAGGGTTGTGGAAAATCGGGCAAATGAGATTGTAACGTTCCGAGTAGGGTACACAGTAGGGAAACCGGTTCAGTATATCTCTTCTGTGAGTGATGAGAGAGTTTCCGAGAAGGTCGCACGTCTTAATGACATGATGCGAGTTTCCGGCAAGGCCACGGAAGACAAAATGCTTGTCGAGTGGCAGATGATCTGCGGAACCGGATATAAAATCACTCTCCCGAAAGAGGACAAGAAGTCCAAGATTCCGTTCGACCACTTCGCTACGGATCCGAGGCAGACATTCTGCATTTATCGGAACGACATCGGGCATAAGAGACTCGCAGGAGTCTACTACACAGTAGATGAGAACGAGAATCTTACCTTCACGGTCTATACGGACGAGCTGGTCTTCAAGATTCTTGGATGGCAGCCTGGACAGATTCTGAGTGTTCAGAAGAACAAGATCGGGATGATCCCGATTGTTGAGTATCCGCTGAACATGGCAAGAATCGGAGCCTTCGAAACTGTGCTGCCGCTGACGGATGCCCTCAACAATCTGGAATCCAACCGTATGGATTCTGTGGAGCAATTCGTTCAGTCACTGCTGATTGCCATTAACTGCGAGTTTGAGGACGATGTGACGGCAAACCGGATTCGGGAAGCCGGAATGGTTGCGCTGAAGTCGATTGGTGAGAACAAGGCAGAGCTGAAGGTTATCAGCGAGAGCCTTGATCAGCAACAGACTCAGACCCTGAAACAGGCAATTCTTGATGCGATCTATGAGATTGCCGGTATTCCGAGTCAGAGCAATGGTAGAACTTCCGACAGTTCCAACAATGGTGCGGTTATCCTTAAGAACGGATGGCAGGGAGCGGAAACCAGAGCGCAGGATTATGAGCAGATGTTCCGAAAACCGGAGCAGCTCACACTGGAGCTTGTTTCTATTATCTGCCGTGCGCTGTCGAACTTCACGTTCAATGCCGAAGAGGTTGAGCCGAAGTTTACCAGGCGGAACTACGAAGATCTACTCTCCAAGAGCCAGACTCTTGTCACGATGCTTGGGCAGGAAAAGATTCATCCTCAGTGTGCTTATGAGGCAAGCGGTTTGTTTGTGGATACACAGGAAGCTTACAACATGGGCATGGACTGGTATCGGTCGAATAAGCCTACGGAGCCTGTTCAGCCGATTGCTCCTGTGGAAGAAAACGAAACGGGGGTGGATGAAGAATGACTTTCTTTGGACTTACCCCAAAATTTCGGATTGAGTTCTTTTATGATGCTATTTTAAACGGAACGGATCCCCCAACCCCAGTATTTCGTGATGAGATGTATCTAGCAAAAGCGGCTGGGGCAAGCGTTGATCCTCCGGCCCCAATGACAAGAAGGGAGTTCTTTTTAGCAAAGCTCGCAGGAATGGATGTCGATGATCTTGAGCCAGCCACAAGAGAAGAGATTTTTCTTGCTGCGGCCTGTGATGGTGAAAGCGTTGATGCTCCTGAACCGAAATTCCGTGAAGAGTTTTATCTAATGGCTATTGCATATTCAAAATACGAAGATGCAGATAGTGATGAAGTTGATGTTGGTAGAGTAGATTTTATGACTTTAAGTTCATGAGGAGTGTGAACAATGGCTTATACACCTACTAAATGGAAAACAGGGGATATTGTTTCCTCTGAAGGACTTAATAAATTAGAGAATGGTGTTGCTGGCAGCGCAACAACAGAAGAATTAAATGATTTAAAGAGCCAAATAACACAAAATTCCCCAAACCTTTTTAACTTCAATACCGATTGGAGTTATAGTGGTGACCCAGGGGTTGCTTTTTCTGCAAGCAAAAATCAGAACTATGTCGAGATGATAGGAACTGCAACAGCCGGTTTTGGTCGTACTATTACATTTCCTGGTATTGTAGATTCACTTGGTTTGGCCGTTGGTGACGAAGTTACATTCACTATTTTAGTTGATGGGTCAATCAGCGGAACAATCTATTTTAGTCTGCACAATGAAACCGGAACATCAATAAAGATAACAAGCGCAACTGATAAAGCTCATGTAACATTCAACTACACCACTGCAATGAGTAACTTGAATATTTGGGTGAATAATGCGACAGTTGTAAATGCAAAGATTTGGGTGCAGATTGAAAAAGGAAATAAATCAACACTGATTGTTCCGAAAAACGAACCGCTTGCTGTTGATAAAATAGCAAGAGCATATAAACAAGATATTATCCCGTCCGTAGTTAGAAAAAACATTTGCCCTTCTTATCCTTTTGAATTCGGTCAATATGACAGCAGCACATGGTACGAAAACTATAACAGGCTGACTTCTGATTATTTTGTTATCAGTCCAAATGTAAAATACACAATAAGCTGCACCGACAACGCAGAGGTAGATGTTGCCCTTATTAATTACAATTATTTCGATGAGGACAAAACGTGGCTCGGAAACAGAGTAACCAACGGAGATTCCTCTTTCAACGGGCAAAGAACACACACATTGGAAATAACAAATACAAGCGTCAAATATTTGAGAGTAACATTGCGCAGGTATTCCAGCTCAGATGCACGAATACTCGGACAAACTCCCACAACATGTAAACTGCAAGTTGAACGTGGGGAAAGCGCAACAACTTATGAGCAGTATATAGCCCCTGTTGCTTATGCGATCACAGATGACGGCAATGTTTTGGAGTCTGTATCTAAACAGGAAATAAACAAAATCATTCCTCTTTCTTCTGCTGATTATGTGATTGGTTCAGACTTGTTAAAGAAGAATATTTCAGTAACATTCGCGGGCCTTTTGTGGTATGGGCAATCGTTCTGTATATATGATGGAAAGTATTATTCTACAGACGGCTCACACATTGCGGTGCAGGATGAGAACTTTACAAAATTAAGCACGGCAGATTTAGCTTTAGGTCACGGAAACTCATTTCAGCGTGGCGAATCAAATCTCGCATATGTGAGTGGATGGGATGACGATAAACTTTATATTGTTGACTTGGACGACCTTGTAATTTCAGACACAGTAACGCTCCCTGTATCTGGGTACACAACTTGTGCTGTAAATGAGGAGAACTCAATCGCATACATTTTCCACAGGACATCAGTGCCGTCAACTGTTGATAAATATAACTTTGTTGTATATGACTTCGCCAATGATGAAGTGCTATCTACAAGGGTTCTTGACGTTGAGTTTGGTGCAATGCAAGCCTGTATGTATTATGAAGGGCGCATAATCGTACTCAGCGGTTCACCCGGTTCTAATATACCAAACGCCTATAGAATTTATGATACACAGGGAAATATACTTGCAAATTATGTTATTTCTTCTGTCACTATTGAACCAGAGGGAGTGGCAATGGATGCAGAAAACAATCTGTATTTCAGTTATTCTGACAGCAAGGTATATAAAATAAGCTGACTGACTGGGGCTTGCATTGAGCAAGCGATGGCATCCCCCATTAAGCGATGAGCCGATGCCATATTGACTGATGGAACGAATTTTAACCAATTAGTACAAATCATTTTAAGGACACTTTAAACGAATTGGAGATAATGTTGTGTTTATTATTTTAAATCCGTCATAGCATTGTTCTGCGTTATTTGAGGATAATTAGAAATTTATGAAAACAATCTTCCCGTTTGATGCACTGAACACATTCAAAGAGAATCTGCACACGCATTTCAATGAGGAAGGCCACATAGCCAGTAGGAAGGATTGCGAAGACATCATCGATGAGATGTTTGATCTTTACCTTCTTGCTCTGGCTAATGGAGTGGAAGCCGTCAATGAACAGTTTGAACTGAGCATTGAGCTGAGTTTAGAAACCGTAGATGCCATTATCAACAAGGAAATCGAGGGTGCGACATGGATCGACCGAGTATGGACCTGGTACGAAACGGATGGCACAGAGGCAGACATCGTAAGAATTGCGGAGACAGAAGCCCATCGGGACGGGAACACAGGGGCCTACGAAGCGGCAACACTGGCAGGAGCAACACAGAAAACATGGGTGTGCATGATGCTCCCAACGAGCCGTGATACACACATCTATCTCAACGGAACTACTGTTGCTATGGAGGATGAGTTCTACAGCTATTCCGGCTATCATGCCATGTTTCCTGGAGAGTTCGGTGTTGCTGAAGAAGATTGCAATTGCTTGTGCGAGGTGGCTTACAGCTAATTAAGAAAGGCGGAAATGAATGTCAAAGCAGCTAACGATTGTTGTACCGCATTATCATGAACCATGGGAAACCTGCAAATTCCTGTTTGACAGCATTGAGATTCAGCACGGGATCGACTTCAATGATTTCAAAGTTCTTATAGTCAACGATGGTGACGATGTGATTCTGGACAAGAGCCTGTTTGAGAAGTACCGCTATGAGATCAACTATGTGGTGAAACCGCACGGTGGGCTTTCGGACACCAGGAACTACGGCATTGAGAATGGCGATTCCGAGTACATCATGTTCTGCGATTCGGATGACGGATTCCTTAATAACTACGGGCTGTATCTGGTGTTCAGTGCCATGCAGGAAGGATTTGACTTTCTCCACAGTTCGTTTGTTGAAGAACAGCCGAATGGTGAAGGGTGGAAGATCTACCGAAGGGATAAAGACATCGTTTTTGTCCACGGCAAATGCTACCGCAGACAGTTCTTGATTGACAAGAATCTCCGGTTTGATACCGAGATGTACTTTTCTGAGGACAGCATCTTCAATAAGATTGCATTTCATGAAGCGGAAACAGTTAAGGAAATAACCACTCCGTTTTATCTGTGGACATGGAATGAAGGATCCACGGTTCGGAAAGATCGGGATACTCTGGTTATCAGAGAGTATGGTCAGGTCATGAAAATGCGCACAAAGATCTGTGAGCAGCTGGAAGAACGTGGATTTATTGATGAATTCTTCGACTCAGTCTGCAAGACTATCATGGACAGTTACTATGACTTCAATGAGCCTGAGTTTATGAAAGCAAAGAACCAGAAGCTCAGGAATCTTGCAGAGAAGGAATTCAGGAAGTTCTATATCAGATATAAGAAAAAGTTCCTTGAATGTGATTCCGGTAGAATTGCAAAAGTAATGATGCAATCAAGAATCAATGCTTATGATGCCGGTCTGCAACTGGAAAACATTGATTTGAAATCCTGGCTTAAGCATATCGAATATGAAGTGAAACCATAAATCTATAGCAAGAGGGTTATGCATGAGTAGGGTATGTTCCTACCGCCCTCTCTTATTAAAAGGGAGGACCTTTGCTGTGGAAGAAATTTGGAAAGATATTGAAGGTTATGAAGGGCTTTATCAAGTAAGCAACTGTGGAAATGTAAAAAGTATTCATTATAGGAAAAC